CTCACCAGACCCATTCTATCGGCGTGGGGCACGAAGTTCTGGATCCGGTGATCGATCTGTTGTTGCTGGGCCGCCGACAGCATGCTGCCATCGAGGTAAACCAAGCGCCAGTTGCGCCTGACGTCTTCCTCTTGTTCGACGATGCGCTCGAACTTCGGCGATTCGTCGATGTGAGCGTGGGCGAAGTCGATGACCTGTTGGAGGATCACGTCCTCGTCGATGCCCAGGAATGGGAACAGCTTGGCGACGGTCTTGAAGCCGACGCCCTTGATGCCGGGGACGTTGTCCCCGCTGTCGCCGCACAGGGCCTTGGCCAACGCGAAGTGCTTCGCTTGCACCCTGAACTCCTCCATGACTGTCTCTTTTGTCACGTAGGTTTTCTTGTGCAGGCTGTAGATCCTGGTGTGGTCGTCCAGGAGCTGATAAAGGTCCTTGTCCGATGAGACGATGATCTTCTCTTCCGTCCGCATCGGTCCGCGGGATAGGTATGCGACCAGGTCGTCTCCTTCACAGTCCGAGACGTACAATTGGCATACGGGCACGCACCTTGTCATGTGCAGCAGCGCCTCGATCTGGTACTTCTTGTTGTCGTCAGAGTCGGGGATGTCGTCCTCGTAGAAGCGGTTCAGCTTCTCGGGCTTGCGGTTCATCTTGTACTCGCTGTAGAGGCGACGGCGCTTGGTTGAGCCCCCTCCCTCCCAGCAGATGTAGACTGCCTTGGGCTGCGATTCGAACACAATCCGTCGCAGGGTCTTCAGGAAGCCGATGCAGCCTCCCATCTGGTAACCATGCGCCGACATCGTCGGGTAAGCGCTGTAGCTACGAACGAAGAGGTTCATCGCGTCGACGATCATGACCGGACGCGTGCTTGACATGGGCTGAACTGTAACCCAACCCGGGCCGAGAGTTCAGGCCGCGGGCTTGGGCGGCTCCCTGGGCACCAGAGCAGCGATCTCCAACACCAGCTGCGCCGTCGGTTTGGTCAGGTCCTCAGCGTTGAAGACGAGGCTCTCGCACGGCGTCACATGGACGAGGTTCAACTGCAGCTTGCCGTTGTAGAGGGTCAGCGAGTGCGAGTGCCTGGCGATGGGCGGGTACTTCTTCGTCATCTGCTGCAACAGCGTCTGTGCGCCCGCCAGGACGCTCGGCATGGGCAACAGTCGCTTGTCGGTCTCTTCATTCATTTCGACACCAGCTCCACGTTGCCGTAGTAGCTCTCCCACTCTCCAGCGCCCGTCTCGAACTCGATGACCAGCCTGATGTCTTCGTTGCCGACGATGGTGTCCTCCACCACCTTGAACAGCTCGAAGTCAGCGACCAGCACCTGTGAGTGCGGGCGCTTGTCAACCCGACGGGACTCGAAGTCCTCCTTCGTCTCCTTGCTGTCGCGCCACAGCTGGCTGGTGCTCAGCAGCTCACACAGCTTGGGCGAAGCGTGGACATCGCAGTAGCGCAGCTTGATGCTGCGGCTGTAGGGGTGGCGTTGCTTGACGCCGTCGAACAACAGCTTGCGACACTCAACGATCGTGTCGACGAGCGTCTCAACCTTCGGCGAGATTTTCCAGGTGACCTTGGCGTCCATGGACCCTCATCGTACTCCAGTCGAGCCCCAACCGCCAGTGCCTCGTTCAGTCGGGCTGAGCTCATCAACCTCCTCGAACTCGGCCCGGTACATGGGCGCGAAGACGAACTGGCAGATGCGCTGGCCCTTCGTGATGTGTTGCTCGCAGTCGCTGGTGTTGACCAGCAAGACCTTCATCTCACCGCGGAAATCGCAGTCGATCGTGCCCGGCGAGTTGAGCAGCGTGACGCCCGTCTGGAGGGCCAGCCCAGACCGCGGCCTGCACTGGCACTCGAAGCCCTCGGGCACCTCGAGAAAAAGTCCCGTGCCGACCAAGGCCTTTCCCCTTGCAGGGATCGTGACATCTTCGTCGGAGCACACGTCACAGCCCGCCGACCCCGGCGTCTTGTAGACGGGGGTCGGCACGCCGGGGTGCTTCTTCTTGAAACGAACGGGCGGGATCTGCATCACTCGCTCGCCTCTTCGTCACCGTCGTCCGAGGGGCTCTCGCCCTCCTCGGCTTTCTCAGCGCTGGCGTGAGTGGTGTAGGCCGCGTCGATGACAGCGTCGACGAACGACTTGTACTGCACGTCCTTCATGATCTCATCGAAGCCGCTCTTGGTGAACTTCTTCTCGACCAGCACTTCGCCTGTGGCTGCGTCGGTGACGGTCAGGTCCTTCCAGGCCTGGGTGCCGTTGATGCTGACCTCGCACTTGCGCTTGCCGTCCTTCGGGTTGAGCTCGAACTCGCCTGCCACCTTGTTCTTGGAGCAGTAGTCCCGCACCTCGTCGAAGATGTACTCGTGCTCGACAATCCCCTTGCCGAAGATGATGTCGAACTCGTACTTGCGGAACGGCGGCGCCACCTTGTTCTTCTTCACCGTCATGATGACGTGGATGCCGATGACGTTGCCGTGCTTGTCCTTGACCTGGGTGCCCGACGTCAACCTGATGCGAACGCTGGCGTGGTACGGGATCGCCTTGCCGCCCGGCGTCGTCTGCGGGTCGCCGTGGGTCACCCCGATAGCGTCTCGCAGCTGGTTGATGCACATCAGGGTCGCGTGGGTCTGGCCGATGACTCCCGTCACCTTCCGCATGCCACGGCTGATGATGCGAGCCTGGAGGCCGACGGTGTTGTCGTCGTACTCGCCCTCGAGCTCAGCCTTGGGCGATGATGCCGCGACTGAGTCCCAGATGACGAGGATGGGCTTGTCCTTGCTCGCGGCGATGGACTTCGCCTTGAGGACAACGTCCTCAACGATCTTGAACACCTCTTCGGTGCAGTGGGTGTCGCAGTAGATGAACCGACGTGAGACGTCGACTCCCATCTGTGCCAGCTTGTCGACCGGCGTGGCGTTCTCAGTGTCGATGTAGACCACCAACCCGCCCATCTTCTGGACGATGGCTGCTGCGGCGTAGGCAAGGTGTGACTTGCCGATCGACGGAGTGCCTGCGATCTCGATGATGCGTCCCTCTGGGTAACCGCCGCCACCCGCATTGCGGATCGCGTAGTCCAGCTGGATGCTGCTTGTGGGCAGCCAACGCTTCACAACCGTGGGAGCTTCGTCTTCACCCAGGTTGTACGCAACCCTCATGCCGAACTCTTTGTTGAGGTCCTTGATGAGTGCGGAGGTGAGCTCATCGAGCTCATCTCGCGCACCCTTCTTGGACTTCACCTCGGAGTCGGCAGCCTTCGCCGCCTTCGCCATGGTCTACCTCAGTCGTCCTTCGTGAGCTCTTCGAAAGCTTCGTCCAGGGACGTCTTCTTGCCGGCGGGTGCCTCTGCTTCGGCATCAACCTCCGGCTTCGACTTGCCACCGCGCTTGCCCTTGCCGTTCGACGCCTCGGCCTTGGGGGCCTCAGCCTTGCCGTTGGGCTTCACCTCGGCCTTGACCTCGTTGACGAGCTGGTCCAGGACGTCCTGGGGCTTGTCACCCTGTGAGGTGCCGTCCGAGTCGGTGTCTGCAGCGCCACCCGCGTTCAGCCAGTCGTTCAGGACCTTCTCGATCTCTGCGGCCGTCTTCTGCGGGTACATGTCGTCGATGTTGGGCAGCGACTCCAACCACTTCTTGGCCTGGGCCTCGTCAGCCGACAGCGGCGAGGACTTCCGGGACGCGTCGATGACGGTGTCCATGACTTCCTTGCCGTTGAACTTTTTGCCCGACGGCTTGATCGTCACCTTCAGGTCGAAGCCCGCCAGCGGGTCGAGGATGTCGCCCACTTCGGGGTCGGTGAAGAACCCGAGCATGCGGGTGTAGATGAACTTGTTGAAGCTCCACACCAGGACGCCCTTGCTCTCCTGGTTGTCGACCAGGTTCCAGTCGTTGTCGCACGCACCGCGGACGATGATGCCGACGTACGACGTCATCTTGGGCATCAGCTTCTTGGCGAGAGCGCGGTCATCGGCCTTGCCGCTGCTGAAGAGCTTGCGGAGCAGGTCGTTGATCGGGTCCGCCTTCTTGAACTGGCTGGGCGCCAGGATGCGCGGGTTGTCCCCGATGTAGTAGAAGCGACGCTCGATGAACGGCGTGCCATCTTCGCTGAGCATGGTTGCAGGCCAGGGGATGCACCGCACTTTGTAGTTGCCCGCAGTGGGCTTCCACAGCTGGACCTGGGAGTTCTTGCGCTGTCCGTTCAGCTCCTGGACGCGCTTCCTGATTGCTTCGAGATTCACTGACATGACTGTCCTCTTTTCCTTCTTCCTACTACGTTCGATCAACGTTCCCGGTCAACATTGCCGGTGACGACGATCTTACACACTATGCCGCTTAAGTTCAAGCGGCAGCACAGAAAAATCTGCGCTGCCGGGTCACTTCCTCTGAGGCTTGTTCTTCTTCCGTCCGAGACGATCTGGGTCCATGCCGAGTGGTGCCGTGTAGCCTTGGATGCCACCGCCGCCAACCGCTGCGAACTCGTCCATCTCTGCCTCTTCCTCGTTACCGCTGCCGCTCTGCCGATCGTCCGACACGAGCTGGTTCGGAACCCTTGCCAGGTGACCTTCAACCACTTCCCGAATGTACCGCATGAGCAATTGCGTGCCCATGATCTAAATAGGCCGTCGGGACGGTCCTGTCTAGGTTTTTGCCTTCGCGCAGGTCGGATGATGGGCCAATGTGCCGCCCCCGTAGCCGTGGGGCAGCTGGCGCAGAGTGAAGGCCCTGTCGGGTGGGAACCAGCCGCTGGGACAGGTGCACTGGGTGCCGTCCTGGGCCCGGCAAGCCTTGCATTCCTCGCGTTTCTGCCAGTCCTGCTTGAAAGCGCTGCAGGTGTGGTTCATTCCGCGGGCCAGATAAACCCAGGCTTCTCTTCCATCGTCGAGATGTAGTCCGCGGTCTGCACGCCGTACACGAGTGGGCTGATCTTCAGGCAGTACTTCTTGTTCTCTTCGGGCTTGAACCCGTCGTTGAGCTTGATGGCCAAGAACTCGTCGGTCGTCAACTGGACGCCGTAGTGCTGCATCAGGAACAGTGAGCGATCGGGAGTGGACAGGTACTGCTGTTCGTCGTTGTACTTGTACTCCTCACCCATCTTGTCTGCACGCCACTGGTCGGTCTGGGGCAGGTAGAAGTCGTTCTCGCTGCCCTTGCCGGGCATCCCTACCTTGCCGATGTCATGGAACAGGGCGGCGATGATCATCGACTCCTTCGGGAGTTTCCAAGCGTAGCCGTTGTTGAGGACGACGAGGTTGTTCAGCACCCGCAACGAATGGTCGACCAACCCGCCTGGGAACGCACCGTGGTAGTCCCGCTTCGCCGAAGCGGGGCACAGGCACAGCCGCTCTTCCAGCTCATTGAGCATCTCACAGAGCACCTTACCCCGCGTCGGGCACCTGTCACATAGCCCAACGAATTTCTTCCAGTTCTGCTCGATCTGCTCAGGTGTCAACGACATGGCTTGATCCTAATGCGTCGGCGCAACGCTGTTCAAGACAACGCTTCCAACCGCAACGGGAAGTGCTGGACGTAACCCTTGACCCGGACGTTGGTGATTTGCTGCACCGCAGGCAGCTCGTCGAGGTGGACATCGAGGATCAGGGCATCGTGCAGCGTCCCGACCGGGCACGTCTGTGGCGCTGTCTGTTCCAACCGTTCGATGACCTGTGAGAAGCCCAACATGGTGACATCGACACCAGTCGACTGGGCATAGTAGTTGATGAGGATGTTGTCGAGCGGCTCGTCAACCTTCACCCGTCGCCCGTAACGGTTCTCGAGGTAGCCAGTCGCGATGAACTGCGCCTTGACCCGCTTCAGCAGCTCGTCAGTGCGGAAGTACAGCTTCAGCTGCTTGATGAACGCCTTGAGCTCCTTCCGTTCCATGCCCAGGTGCTTGCCCAGGATGTAGTCGCTCATCCCATAGAGCATCGCGATCACAGCGCCCTTGACGACCTTGCGATCCTTGCCGAGCTCCTGGGCGAGCACGCCGTACAGGTCGGTGTCCTCGCACGAACGCCCGTACTCATAGAGGAGGATCCTCACCTCGAGGGCAGCGAAGTCCAGCGCGAAAACCTTGCCCTTGTCTCCGTGCCGGGAAACGATGATGTCCCGGTGTTCCTTCTTCAACGTCAACAGCATGGGCCCGCTCGTGACGGTCAGCCTGCCGGTACA